TATTGAACAACTCATTGATATATATTTTTATAAAAAAAAGGGTAAGCAGGTTTGTCCCACCTACCCTAAATTTTGGTTAATTTAATTATTAAGAATAAACTACGATGTCAGAAGCAATTCCATAGTTTACAGTTCCTGAGAATCTGCAAATAACTCTAACATTAGAAGAGCCATCTAAATCGCTCATATCTAATAGTTTTACTTCATTCATATTTCCAACTAAAGAAGTTCCAAAGTATAAGTTTGAACGCTCTGCAGCCATCATTGAATTGTCATTCATTCCTTGTGCTACAAATACTTTAACTCCGTCAAAAGAAAGACTTCCGTTATTCCACCATTGAGTTCCCAATGAGTTAGTACCTGCTGCTCCTAGTCCATTTGCTCCAAAACCTCCTAAAGCTCTAACATAAGCTCTAGCTACATTTTGAGAAACGTATAAGTGCAAGTCTTCTTTTCCATATAAAGCTGACGGAATTTGGTCAACTACGAGTCCCATTTGAGCTATTACATTTGCAGAGTCAACTCCACCACCTACGGCAGCAATTTTTTGAGCTGCAGGAATTGAAGCGTCTGCTGCGGCTAAAGTAACTAAACCTGCATACTCTCCTACATTTGCAGCTACACCTCTCCAGATTGTTTGCTCAGTTTTTTGAGCTATCTCTGCTGCAACGTGAGCTAAGATAAAATCTGAGAATTGAGGAGGTAGATTTTTAAATCCACTAAAGCCCATAGATTGAGCTTCCCAATCTTTTAAAAAGTCATTTTTACAAACTTGTAAATTAACTTGTAAATTATCTGGCTCAAGTATTCTCTCAGTAAGAGTAATAGAAGAGTTAGGGTTAAAGTCGCAAGTAGCATCTGATACTAAAGACCCAGTGTCTACTTTCTTAATAGTTTCTCTAAAATTGATATTTGGTTTTACTGTAATTCCTCCGTCATTGATTGTACTCGCAGAAAGAAGAGCAGCAGCGATATACTGATTTCCGAACTCACCGGAATAACTTGTAGTTATCGAAGTTGTAGTCGCTAAATTTATATTTCTTTTCATTTTATTATTTATTTATTTATTAATTATTATGCTTCAGATGCCCATATTCCGACACCGCCTACGATAAACCACTTTGTTAAAGCTACGGCTCTGATTATTACATAGTCTCCACTATTTGCAGTTGCTTTAGTGTTTACCCAATCTTTGTCTACTACTCCACTAGCTACAGAATCTGCTGCAGCGTTAGCGATAGATCCGTGAAAACCATCTGTAGAGTGTGGACTTAAAGTGATTATGTTGTTACCGTCTGCTCCTGTATTTCTAAATAAATATGTTAAACCTATATTTTCAGAATGAATCTGAGGTAGAGAAATAACTAGTGCGTCTGTCGCAACGTTTTGGTCGATTCCTGCGTCTCCTGCTGGAATTGATAATGAAGCAGAAATAGTATTTTGTGATACTTGTACTCTTACGTCATCGTTACTTGTGTGTATAAATGTACTCATTGTTTTTATTATTATTTTTTAATTTGACTTATTTTTGCTAATACTCTATCCATAGTTGTCTCTGGTCTATTTTGACCATATAGAAAAGTATCATTCTTTTTATTTGGAGCTTGAGTTAAAGGTTTACGAGCTGGTTGTTTAGACATTTTTTCTTTTACCTTTTCAACTTCACCATACTTCTTTTTTAATTCCTCAATCTCTTCTTTTACTTCCTCGATAATAGGACTTACTACCTCTACTACTGCAGCGATAATATCACCCATTTCAGGAGCTACTTCGTCAGGCACTTCAACTATTACTTCCTCTTCCATATCCTCTCTTACGTCTTCCTTCTCGTCAGCGATTCCGTCCTTGTATCCTTCCTCTTCAGCTTCTGGTATAGTTTCAAGTCTAATCTCATCAATTAAACCGTCATCTTTTACTACTAAAATTCTACCGTCCTCTATGGTATACTCGCCACTTGGTAGAGGAACTCTCTCGTCTTCGTCTGTTACGATAAAAACGCTTTCTCCCTTGTCGTAGCTATCGGCAAAAATTCTCGTACCGTTATCCAAGACAAGCTCTTCTAAATCAACTTGCACCCCTAGGAGCGTATTGATTTTTTTTAACATTTCACTTGCTTTCATTATTTATTATTTAATTATTAATGTTTATTATAATACTCTGTTTGCAACGTTAATAGATGCGATAATCGTATCGTAACTATTGTCATATTCTCTGTATTCGTCTTGCATATCTTGCAATATTAATTCACCGTATTGAAAATCTGAATTACTACTAGGGTCTATACCTAGCTCTTCAGATAATAAAGCGTATTTATTTAAATTCTCTTCTAAAGCGTCCATTTTAATTTTAAACTCTGAAAAATGACTATCTGTGTCCTCGTAATTAGTTAAATATTCTTGAGCTAGTTCTTTAAACTCCACAACTCTAATCATAAAATCGTTAGCGTCTGCAGATAATCTTTGCCATTCGTCATTTCTACTAAAATTTTCTGCCTCATCAATAGAAGAGTTTATATCGTCTATAGCAGCCAACTCTAATTTGTTTTCAGCTTTTAGAATAGCGAAGACTTTATTGTCTTCAGAATATAACTTATTTAGTATAGTTTTAAATGCGTTCATATTAAGACCAATCTCTAAATTCTTGTTCGTTTCTTATGTATTGTTGGTCAGCTTCTTTCATATCTAGTATTGTTCTATAGTGCTCGTCATAATCGTCATATACTTCACTAGGAGCTAAACCTAACTCTTCTGCTTTTTGAGCTATTTCTACCAATAATTGTTCGTCTCTTTCTAAGTCTGCATATCTAATAACTGAGCTTCCGTTATGAGTGTACTCATCATTTAAAGTCATAAAAGCCTGTCTATACTCTTCAAATTTTTCATCGTGCCACTCGTAAGCTAAATAATTAAGCGTACTAATTTCGTCTTCTAAATTCATAAAGTCGTAATTAAACTCATCTATAAGACCTAAGTTTACTTTTTTTAGACTATCTTTTTTAGCGTTTTTTAGTTTGTTTAAAACTACTTGGTTTAATTTAATTGCCATATTTTTCTTTTATATATCCACAAATTTTAGGAGCAGCCTCAGCTCCATATCTTTTAGTTTGATCTGCTATACACTCGTCCCAAGGGTATTCCTCAAGGTTTACCTCTTTCTCGATTTGTCTTAAAATAAGTGGGAAGTTTAAATTGTCTTTGAACAACTTTTCTGTAATCCTGTTTAGCTCATTCATACCTATTTAACGTAGTATAAAATTATTTTGCATTTTCAGGTTACACGAGTAATAACTCCAATACCTTGAGCCCACAAAGACCCATCGCAGCACTCCCTGGAGTAAGTGTTTTCGTCTTTACAATAACAAGCCCTAGAACTACTAGAAGGACTAGCTGGGTTCCAACGCTCATTATAAGGCATAGTTTGACTACGCCTATTCATTTTATTTGTTCGTTTTCTTACTGGCATTTATTAACATTTTTTTTATTTTAAGCAACTTGACCCCTGCTTGTATTTGAGATAATTTTTCTTTGTCAATTTGTTCTAATTTATTTATAGCCCAATTTACTCCAGATTTTCCTCCCCAAGCATCGTACATTATAGGGCCGCATCCATCCTCGTAAGAGCCCTCGCTATTTCCTTCGTGCCTTTTATAAGATGCCATACGAGCTATAGTTTCACGACTTATATTTTCTTTATTAGCTAATTGACTAGCTCTAGTCCAGCCTACTGGAGTTCCACAGCTTGAACCATTCTCTTCTTTATATTTAATTGCTTTTTTAGCATTGTTAACTGCAGACTCTGGGTAGTCATTATAAGTTTCTAGCTCTACTTCATTTAGCTTGTCTTTTATTTTTTCTTTTGGTCTCTCTTCTCGGTCAAGGAAAAAACCTTCAATACTAAAACCTTTTACGTCACCAGTCTTAACAAAGTCTTTCCATATATCCTCGTTGTTTACTTTTACAGCACCCATCCAAGTTCCTACTGGTACGTCCATATTGTATAGAGCTGACTTGTCTTTGTCTTTGTCTTCTACTATCCAAGACTCTACTAAGGTTAAACCTTCTATATCAAATTTATGTTCTAATGTAGCGTTGTTTTGTTTACCTTTTTGCAAGAATAACTCACTAGCTTTTTTTACAGTCTCTTTTGAAAAGTATATATAATACTCCTCTTTTCCTTCTTTACGATATATAGTTTTATTAGGCACTAAAAGTGCACCCATTAAAATTCTTTTATCCTCGTCTAGGGTTTTTAGTTTGTATTCTTTTTGTTTATTAAGAGCTACGAAATTCTCTTCTATTGCTGGGCTTTCTACTATACTTATAGCGTCAATACCTGCTAACTCATCCTCTTCGTCTATAATCAGTTCTACTATTTTCATACTTATATAACGTTTTAATTAATAATTTTGTTTTTATATTGTAGCTCCCTCTACTATATTTCTCTCTAAACTTTGAGCTGTAGTTACATCGTTGCTTACTACAAAAGCTCTTACAGGTTCTTGAGTTTGACTAGCTATAGTCTCAGCTAATTGGCTTGTATCACTTCCTCCAACTATATTAAATGAAGGAGCAGATACAGTCGCTGGAGTTCTAGGTGCACTAGGTGAGCCTCCTCCTGAAGCCTTGGGAACTTTAACTGAATTAATAGCCTTTACATTTGCTAAACCAGATGCTATTTCTGCAGCCATAGCCAACGCAGCTCTAAATGGAGCGTCTGGAGTTGGTATTGCTAATTGACTTTCTCTAGCCTTATTAGCGTTTAAGTAAGTTGCAATTAATGCCGCAGCACTAGCAGTAAGTTTACCAGCTTGAGTCTCAGCACCAAGCAATCCTGAAATTTTACTTAATGAATTTGCGTAAGACATTGTAGCCTCTTCTTTTTGTTTTTGTTCTAGCTCTACTATTTTAACTCTAGCTTTTCCAAAGGCTGCACTTAATTTAGTTCTTTGCTCTTCACTTAAAGTTTCGTCTTGTAATAATTGCTGTTGTCTTTCGTTTAATAATTGTCTTTGCTCGTCAAAAGTTAATTGTTCAAATTCAGCATCTAACTCTAGTTGTTCAATTATTTTTTCTTGTTCTAATAACTTGTCAGCGTCAGCTTTAGCTTTGTCTTCTAAAGCAAACTTTTCTCTTAATTCTCTTAGTTTGGTTTCTTGAGCTTCTAGTAATGCTTCCCTGTCTCCTCCAAATTTTTCTTGGTCTAAAAGTAATTGCGTATACTCATCGTTTATTTTTTTTCTCTCTTCAGCTCTTCTCTCTTCCTCAGTATCTATTCCTCCTTGTCTAATTTTTTCTAACGCTTCTTGTTTTTTCTTTTCGTCATCTATAGCTTTTTTATCTGCTTTCTCTTGATCTGCTTTAGCCTTGTCACTTGCAGCCTTTTTGTTTTTTTGTTCTTGTAATTCAAAACCTGCTTTTCTATTTTTTAATTTAGTTAATTGATTTTCAGTTTCGTTTATGGCTTCCTCACCCTCTTCAGCAATACCTTCAGGGTCAAATACAAAAGTACCAATACCCTCGTAAAAGTTTTTAGCCAAGTTAGCTTCTTTGCCTAATACCTTAGCTACCTCATCTACTGCTACTAATACTGCAGCGAGTGGAGCTGTAAGCATTAATATAATACCTGATAGTATTTTAGAGTTTCTCTCGGCAGTTTCTACTTGAGCTTTTTTAATTTCTTTTTGTGTTATTAATTGAGCCTCAAGAGCTGCGATAGCTTCGTCTGTAGCTAACTTTTTTAAGTTTAATATATCTTGTTCAGTTTGTCCTTGTTGTCTTAAAATATTTTCAGTAGCCGCAATAGTATCGTATGCTTCTTGGGTTGCTGCGACTTGCTCTTCTTGTAATCCTAATAAAGTTTTAGTCTCGGCAGATACTCCATTAATAGCCTCTGTAATATCGTCCCAATACGCATAGATAGCTCCTAACGCTACAACGATTGCTCCAATACCTGTAGCTATAATAGCTTTACTAAGACCTTTAAAACCTAGTGCTAAACCTTTTAATCCTTTAGTTCCTTGTAATAATCCTTTTTGCAGATCATTGAATTTAGTAACTGCACCTCCAGTAGCCTTGTCTAAAAGTCTAGTAGCGTCTCTATTTTTTTGTGCTGTTTTACCGAATTTGTCTAAAGCATTTTGTACGCCTTTGATTTCCTTTTCAGCTTCTTTGCCTCCTTCGACTGCTATTGTTTGGATTGACCTTCCCATCTTATTTGTTTTTTAAGTTTATCTTTTCCCTCTTTAAAGTTTTTTGAAAGTTTTTTAGCACCTTGAGCAAATTTGATATTATCAGTTTCACCGTCTGCGTGTTTTAACATTTCTAATATGTTTTTTATCATAGCTCGTTTAATATTTCTATATCACTTTCACCAGTAATTAAATTGGTAGAGATAGTATTAATTTTATAGTTTTGGTTATTAATAGTTAACGTATCGTTTAACTTTAAATCGTTTATTATACTTAAAGGCAAATAGGCTTTTATCTTTATTAACCTTCTTTTACCATTAAAAATATTAGTTATATATGTGTCGTAGTTTTCTTTAAACAAAGTACCTGGGAAATCTGAAGACCCTGTATACTCATTAAACTCATCTCTAAAGTTTAAATTCTTTGTGCTAGTAGAAGCTGAAATAGCTAAACTATTACTAGGAATAAAATAATTATCTAAAGGGGAGTTTATGTTTGAACCACTAGGAGCAGACTTAAAAGAAATAACTGTAGTTCCTGAACCTGCTGCTTGGTGTATAGGATAAAACAATAAAGGTTTACCTAAAATTGGTTCTTGGTTTTGGTCTACAAAATATCCATATTGTATAGACGTTTGCGTATTTGCTGCAACTCCTGACCCAGTATTAGTTAGTCTTTCATACATTAAATGTTCAAATGGAACGTCAACTGTATAAGTAGAATTTGGGCCGTCAAAATTATCACCAATAGTATCGTTTCCATCGTATTGCTCAGACCCCCATTTACGTCCATTAAGTTGGCTATATTGCTGGGCTAAGATAGTGTCAGTTTCTGCATATTTAAAATTAATAGCTCTATATGGCAAAGCAATATTAACTTGGCTATTTTCAATATCTATATATTTTGATATATCATAGGTAGACACATTTGTAGAATAAAAGTCATCTAGGGTTTGTACTTTAATTTTATTAAAATCTGGATTTACAGACCCATTAGCTAATAACGTATTGTCATCTAAAAAAGCCGTTAAATTAAACATACGAAATATAGAATTTAAAAAGTCTATAATTTTCATATCTGGAATTTGACTAGGTATATCAAACGTAAAAGCTGCAGTTGCATTGAAAGCTACTGTATAAGTTTCTACCCATCCTACTTGAACATTTGGGTCGTACCCAGCTAAGTCCCACTTTATTTCAGTGAAATTAATTTGAGTTGCTGAAAAAATAGTTATAGTATAGGTTGCTGCACTAAACGTTCCTCCTAGACTTCCTGCACCTACAACAAGAGTTCCCCCTCCTCCTTGTAGATTTGCTATAGTAGCGTGAGTTAATCCATTTCTATAAATAACAACTGTAAAAAGATCTGTGCTTGAAGTTGTTAATAAAAGTTTTTGAGTAGTGTTTGGTATTCCTGAAACTAAAACTCCATTTGTGTCTAACCAATTATTTTGTATAACTAAACCTGTACCATTAAACATATTGGTAGCTTGAATAGTTGGAGGGCCGAATCCTGTAACTGGACTTGGAAAAGTTTGCACTAAAGACTCGTCTGGTACTCCTCCTTTTTTTCTATGTAACCACAAATGTAAGTTGTAAAACTCAGCGTTACTAGTATTAAAGAAATCGTCACTAAATACTAAATTAGAGTATTGAGCTGTAATTGCGTCTATTACTTCTTTTACTCTTATTGAATATTTCAAGTCTGAATATAAAACTCCATTGTCATCGTTCCCAGGATAATATAAATTTCCATTTGCTTGAGTATTCGTTACTGTGTCGTAATATAAACGTGAGGGAGGAGGCACTAAATCAGAGTCTTTATTAGAAGCTCCAGACGTTATTAAAGGACAAAGTATTGGGCCGTTTGCAGTTTGTAATCTAGCTTTAACTGTAGCTGAATCGTAGTTTAAATTATATTGTACTAGTGAAGTTAGGTTCTGTAATTTAGCCTCACCTAAAGTATCTTTTAGGCTAACTGTATTTCCATAGAAAACAATCTTATAAGCGTATGGAGCATTTCTTTTTAACTCCACACCTTCTAATCTAACAAAGCCTATTTTAAAAGGAATGTTATTAAGTTCTATTTTTGCTGGTCTTTTGTCTCTAGCATCAAATCCATTAATAATATCAAAATTATAATAGTGTTCAAATATTTTATTATTTGACTTAGAAGCTGGTATAGTAAAACTTTTAGTAAACTCAGTAAATATCTTAGCTGGGTCTTTTATGTTTTGGATACTTTGATTTATACTTACAGTCTCATCTTTAAATAAATCTATTCTTTGATATGCAATAGTTTCAGGTAAGGGGTTATTATCTATATAAAGCTGGAGTTTTTGCATTATCTAACATTGTTTATATAATCAAATGACATTGAAAAATCAAACGTATATTCAATTAGTTTATCATTTACTATTGTTTTTTTAACCAAATTGTTTTTAGTAACATTTACTGGAACGTATTGCGTTGCGTTAGGATTTGTAGGGTCAAGCCTTGTTAACCATACTTGTTCAGATAATAGTAATTGCTCAAACCAAGCATTAGTCCACTCTGGATAAAAACCTGAACTAAGAGTTATACTTGTATTTGCTAAAGTATTGAAGTCTTGTTTTGTGTGAGTGTTTACATTATAAGAGCCATTCCCATCTATTATATTTCTTTGGAATTGTTCTTGTTTTTTAGTTGTAGTATTAACTGATTTTAAAAAGAACCATAAATCTTGTAAAGCTCCAAACTTATTTACAAATGTTATTTTATTTCCATCTCCGTATTTACTACAATCAATTCTAACAATATTCATTCTAATACCGGCAGGAGTTCCGTTTAGTTGTGTATCATTTGCACCATAACTATTATAACCCATTGACTCATTAGCAATTATATAAGGAATTTCTGAAGCTGCTCCAACTGGTGCATAAATATAGTATTCGTCATTTATTCCTGTGTGATCTGGATTTCCACTTATTAACCAGGTTGGTCTTGAACCAAAAGGAACTGTCGGATTTGCTCCTTCCATAAAAGTTCCATAGGCATCGTAACCTACGTCTGTAATTGTACTAGTAGTTAAAGCTGTACCACTACCATCTGTAGAAGCGTGAGAAGTTAATATCGATACTATAGCTAAAGTCTCTGCAGTATAGCTACCATTAAAAGTGATGTTTATATAATCTCTACATAACTCTGAGATTTCCCAAAGCATAGTCTCATTTATAGAAGTTGCTTTTACTAAAGTATATCTTAAAGTCGAGTCTATTGTTATAGTTATTTTTGCTGACAAAGGACTACCTGTATCTGCTACGTCTGATTTGTATTGAGGGCTTCTTAATGCTATTGCTGCCATTATGTTATTGTTATTGTTAATTCGTTTGTAAAGCTGGAGTTTTCTAAAGCAATATCTACGTCTCTTCCTAGTGCCTTTTCTAAGTCTAACTCTAAATCTCTAGTGTATTGTTCAAATGGAGCTGAGAAAAAATTACTAGGTTTTAATCCTGTTAAATAAATACTCCTGGATATTAAAAAAGTCATACTCTTTCTTGGTAGAAATCTACCTGTTTTTTTGTCTCTTACGTTTTCTAGTCCTTTAGTAATAACCCATTTGTCTATAGCTCCACGTAACCCTCCTTTTTTTCCAGACCCAGTTCCAAACTTGTATGGACTCATAGGTGCTTTATTAAATCTCGCTAAAGACTTAGGAGGCATTTTAGAAGGAGCTGCACCTTGTACACCTAAATCATAAAACGAAGCATAATCTGTAGCTAAGAAATCTAAAATTATATCGTCACTTCCTGGTGAAACTTTACTTGTTAAGCTATTGTATAGTTCGCCATTAGAATTATCAGACTTAGCTAAATTATTTTTTGCTGCAGATATTACATTAATTGCAAATGCTTCAAGTACTTTTTCAATCTCGTCAAACTCTAACATATATAAATATCGTTTTCTACTGTTATGTTTACATTCATACTCCAGCCTACTAGCTCGTTCTCAAACCTATCAAAGAAAGGTTCAAATGTTACATCTGTGCTGACCTGGTACATATCGTTAAATAAAGTTCCAGATCTCATTTGTTCTACAAGTTTATTTCCAACTCCAAGCTGAGTATTTAAAATATCCATCTCATCTGTGTTGCCAGTATATTGGTCTACTACTATAGCTTTGTTAATATCTATAATATCCATTAATAGTATAGTCATATTATAAGTTAAGACTTGGCCGCTTTGTACAACGTTATTCATAATAATATGAGACAAAGGAAATATAGTTTGCTTTCTTAAATCAATTTGTGTAATGTCTCCAAATGTTACAGTCTTAACAAAAGGGCTTTTTAGTAGCTCCTCTTCTAGTTTAGACATTATTAAATAATAACTTCTTATACCTCTTTTATTACTCATCGTTTTATTTCTTTTTTATTTTTTGCGTTTGTAATACGTTTTTTTCTTTTATGTACATTAAAGCACTTAGACATTTATGAAAATTCATATTAGTAACCTCATCTAATTTCGTAACGTCTTCTTTTGCAAGTCTCCAGATAGAGTGATACCATCCATATTTAACATTGAAGTTAGCTTCTCTTGATAGATCTGCTTCTGCTCCTGACTCAAAGAGCTCTTCATAACTTCTACTAACTCCTTCTCTAAAGTCCAAAAAAAAAGCATAGAACCCATTACTAAACTAAGTGGCATCTTTAACATTACTTCCCAATAAGTATCGCCTTTATAGTTTTCGATTTCATAACTTCCTTTAAAAGATTGTACGACTGGTCTATATAAAACAGCCATAGCTTTGTGCATATTTTCCCAATCTACTATATAACTATCTACGTCTACATACTCTCCAAAAGTCATATCGTCAAGCTGTGGAATAAAGCCAAATTCCATTTTATCAAATTTCCATCTACAAATTAGTGGAGGCTTTTCGTTTAGAGCTTTATTGATTTGGTCACAGATCTTATATACATCACTCATCTTGTATGTATAGGTTTTGGCTGGAGGAACTCCACAAAATATTTCTAGCATTTTTAAAGCTATCACGTCTTCTTTTAAACTCTCGTCTTCACACTCCTTTAGAAACCTTTGGTATTGCTCTAAAGTTATTTCCTCCATTCTACTTGGTACGTTGACTTTTAATTCCATATACTTATATAACGTTAATTTTAAAAATTTTCACAAAAAAAAGGGCAGTCGTTAAACTACCCTAATTTAAACAAAAAACCATTACTATATTATAAGAAAACAAAACATAATATAGTCATTAAAAACAAAGCTATAAATACTACTTTTAATAGTTTCATAATTTCGTTTACTTTTCTTGGACTTCTACCTTGGTTACTTCGATATTGTCTCATTACTCTTTCTCTTTGACTTTTTATATACTCCTCGTTATCCATTTATAAATAACATTTTGAATATTCTATATAATAATTTTACGCAAGACATTACTCCTACTGAACAAAAAGTTAAGGCAAACATTATAGTAGTAAATTGAATTACTATTGCAGCCCAAGTACTTAAAAAGTCGTCTAATTTTTCTCTAGTCATATTTTATTGTTTATAATTTTCTTTGTTAATAATATTATTTTCTAAATCTAATATAGTATAGCCTTGAGATGCTAAAAGTCTTATAGCTTTCTTTTGCTCTTTGACTCTCTCTTGTATCCTATACGTCTCGAATATTTCGTTTGATATTGGCATAATTATTGTTTTTGAGTTAAATTGGGAAGTCCCCATTTGTTATAAGTAATTTGGAAATCAAAGTCAAACCCACAATGCTCACATAGGAAC